AAAGCCTTGTTACAAAGATCACGGCAACCATTTCCCAGGTGTCTGTGTCCGGATCCGGTAATCAGGACAAGCTTGGTGATTCCGTTGCAAAGATCGTTGACCTTCAGGATGAAATCAATCAGAAGATTGACAAGTATGTGGATCTGAAAAGAGAAATCAGCGCATTGCTGGAACAGATCCCAGACCCTGATCAGGTGAAGGTTTTACATAAGCGGTACTTTGAATACAAGCCATGGGAACAGATTGCTTGTGAAATGAACTATTCTTACAGAAATGTTTGCTACATTCACGGAAAGGCACTTCAGGCTTTTGAAGCCTTGATGGAAGGGGCGGTGTGAAATGTCACGGTTTGTGTCACTCTATGAAAAGAAGCAGCGTGGTTGCTTATATTGCATTCATAGTACACGCAAAATGAAAAGAGGTGAAAACCGGACTGCTTGCCCTTTTGAAGAATGTCCATATACCGTTCTTGACAAGTATAATTCTTATGAAGAATTCATGGCAAGTGAAGACAGCAAGATCTTGGTGAATGAATTCTTCAAGACCGTTGCCACAGTTTATGAATACTCTGCAAATCCCAGCAAAACCAAGCGCATTTTCAGTGACGGTGATTCAAGAATTGGCATATAGCATTTCACATGATTGCACATCTTTTCATATCATTGCATATGGTTGATATGGTATTATTATAGTGCAATAAAAGCAAAGATACTTCCCAGCCTGACCGGGTTTCACCTCCTTCCCGGTCAGGCTTTTATAATATCAAATGTCAGACCATCCTGCTGGTACCAGGGTGGTCTTTTTACATGGACAAAGCACCTGCGGTCAGACTCCTTTTGGTAATTTTCTGAGAAAGACCGTTAAATACCTTTCACCTCCTTGGGGGCGGTGGCAATCGGCTATCGCCTAAGGTGCGTCCAACTTTATAATATCGCAGGTGAAAGATCATGAAAGCTATTAGATGTGATTTACCTTTTGCGGAAACGATTGAAATTCATCCAATGGCTGACCTTCACATTGGTGATCCGCAATCTGATTACAAGTCCATTCTGGACAGAATTGAATACATCAGAAAAACACCAAATGCATATTGCATCTTGGATGGTGATTTGATGGACACTGCTATTGCATCCAGCATTGGTGACACTTACAGTGCCAACCTTCAGCCAATGGAGCAGCTGAAGCAGTGTGCAAAAATCTTTGAACCTATCAAAGACAAGATCCTTGCTGTGCTTCCTGGCAACCATGAAAACAGAGTCTACAAGTCGGATGGAATTGATTTGACTGAAGTGATGTGCAGTCAGCTGGGGATTCCTAGCAGGTATTCACCGACAACGGCACTGCTGTTCATTCGGTTTGGAAAGCAGTCTTCAAACAGACACAACAGACCTTTTCTGTACACTGCTTATGTGACACACGGATCCGGTGGTGGAAGAAAAGAAGGTGGAAAGGTCAACAGGCTTGCTGACCTGGCATCCATTGTGGATGCTGATATTTACATTCATGCCCACACACATCTTCCACTGATCTTCAAGGAATCCTTCTTCAGAGTCAGCGGAAGCAATTCTTCCGTTGCTTTGGTTGACAAGCTATTTGTCAACACAGCTGCATCCCTGAACTATGGTGGATACGGTGACAGGATGGGATACAAGCCAGCTTCAAAGAAAAGTCCGGTCATCTATCTGGATGGCATGAAGCATGATATGTGGGCGAAACTTTAAAGAAAGAAGGTGAACAGCTTGGCACTTTCTATGAAACAGGAAAAGTTCTGCTTGGAATATGCCAAGTCTGGAAACCAAAGACAGGCATATTTACTTGCAGGATACAAAGTTAATAGTGATGAAGTCGCTGATGCAGCTGCAAGTCGGCTGTTAAGAAATGTTAATGTTCAAGCAAGACTTGCTGAATTGGCTGAAGAAGCCAAGAACGCTTCCATTGCTGACATTGTGGAAATGCAGCAGACATTGACCGCAATCATCCGGAAACAGATGACAGAAGAAGTGATTGTTGTTGAATCTGTTGGTGATTACATGACGGAAGCCAGAAAGATGGATAAGGAACCTTCCATCAAGGATATCATCAATGCAATCACTACACTGGGCAAGATGCAAGGTGCCTTCATTGAAAAGGTTCAGCAGGAAGTTGATATGGATCTGAACATTGTGGTGGACTACGGTGATGGCGAATGAAGATAAAGGTTCAAGCCAATCCGTGTTTCAAAGAAGTTAACCAAAGCAAAAAACGCTATATCATCATGAAGGGCAGTGCAGGTTCTGGCAAAAGCGTTGATTCTGCCCAGGAATATATCCTTCGGTTAATGCGTGACAAAGGCAGAAACCTTGTCTGCATCCGGAAATCAGACATCACAAACCGTGACAGCACCTTTGCAGAACTGACAGGTGCTATATACCGGATGTTTGGTGACAAGGCTGACCAGTATTGGAAGATCACGCAAAGTCCGTTGAAACTGACCTGCAAGGCCAACGGCAACCAGATTATCTTCCGTGGAATGAACGATGAAAAGCAACGTGAAAAGCTGAAGTCCATCACATTCCAGAAGGGCAAGCTGACAGATGTTTGGTGTGAAGAAGCTACAGAACTTACACAGGCAGACTTGGAAATTATTGATGACCGTCTTCGTGGTAAGCTGCCAGAAGGACAGTTCTATCAGATCCGCTTGACATTCAACCCAGTGAACAAGAACCACTGGATCAAAAGGGTTTTCTGGGATATGCCAGACCAAAACACGCTGTGTCATCATTCAACCTATTTGACAAACAGGTTTGTTGATGATGCTTACAAACAGCGTATGGAGCGCAGAAAGTTGGTTGATCCGGAAGGTTATACAATCTATGGTCTGGGTGAATGGGGTGAAATCGGTGGCCTGATTCTGCACAACTGGGAAATCAAAGAGATATCCCAGAATCCTGCTGATTATGATGACTTTGCCAATGGTCAGGACTTCGGTTTCAACCACGCCAATGTAATCCTTCCTGTTGGTATCAAGGATGATGACATCTATATCACCAAGGAACTGTATGAGTTTGAGAAGGACACCAATGAACTGATTGAACTTGCTGTTAAGCTTGGCATAGACAAGAAGAAACAAATGTGGTGTGACTCCGCTGAACCGGACAGAATCAAGATGTGGAAAAAGGCTGGCTTCCGTGCCAAAGGCGTGGACAAAGGCGGTTCCGCTGGTTCTGTGAAGGCACAGATTGACTGGCTGAAGCAAAGAAAGATATACATCCATCCTTCCTGTGTGAATACCATCAAGGAACTGCAACAGTGGAAGTGGAAAAAGGATGACAAAACAGGTGAATACCTGGATGAACCTGTTCCTTTCCAGGATGACGCAATGGCTGCGCTTCGTTATTCCGTGGAAGGATGGCGAAAGATGAAGCAAGAATGGCTGACCTAATCGAAGGAGGAAAGCACAATGACAGTTAAACAGCAACAGCACCTGTTGGCCTATCTTGGCTATTATGTGGGTGCAATTGATGGAATTTGGGGAACTTTGTCGAAGACCGCAACGAAATCGTTTCAAAAAGACTTCTTCCAGATAGATTCCAAAGCTAATGGTACCTGTGATGATGAAACCGAAAAAGCACTGACACACGCTGTTGCATATGGTATGCCAGCAAAGCAGGTGGAAGAAACCACAGAACCTGAAAACAGTGATTCCATTGATGGCATCAAACACTTCAAGCGTCATGAATTCGCTTGCAAGTGTGGCAGATACTGCAACGGATATCCAACCGAAATGAAGAAGGGTGTTCTGACTGTCCTTGACCGGACTAGGGAACACTTCGGATCACCGGCTATTGTGTCCAGTGGCCTGAGATGCAAACAGCACAACGCCAATGTTGGTGGTGTTGCCAACAGCAGACATCTGAGCGGTAAAGCAGCTGATTTCTGTGTAAAGGGCAAGACTGCTGCACAGGTACTTGCTTATGTACAGAATCAGCCTGAAACCCGGTGTGCATACGCAATTGATAACAGCTATGTCCATGTGGACAGTGACATTGTTTGATAGATAGTGGTGATAACATGTTAAAACCTGATCAAATTAAAACACTGATTGATAATGACAGGGTAAGCAAAAGAAAGCAGCTTGCCAGAACTGGTGACCGTTATTTCAACGGTGATCACGATATCAAGAAATATAGAATCTTCTTCATCAATGCAGATGGCATTCTGCAAGAAGACAAGACAAGATCCAACATCCGCATTGCACACCCCTTCTGGAAGATCCTTGCTGAACAGGAAGCACAGTATATCCTTTCCGGTAAGGAACCGCTGTTCAATTCTGATATTCCTGAATTGCAGTCCCGGTTGGATGAATACTTCAATGACAACGATGACTTCAATTCTGAACTGTACTATGCGGTTCTGGGTGCCATTGTGAAGGGCTTTGACTTCTTCTATGCATACAAGAATAAAAATGGCATGACCTGCTTCCAGTGTGCAGATTCCCTTGATGTTGTTGAAGTCCGTGAAAATGAAACGGATGATGGCTGCAAGTATGTCATTTATCCTTATGTTGACAGAATCGACAAGGACAACAACCCCATCATCAGAATTGAAGTGTGGGATGAAAAGCAGGTAACCTTCTATGTTCAGGATGGTGAAGGAAACATCAAACTGGACAAGAAGCAGAAACCCAACCCTAGACCGCATATCCTTTATAAGAAGGACGGTGATGAAGGCACATATTTTGAAGACTTCGGTCAGATTCCCTTCATCCGTCTGGACAACAACAAGAAGCAGGAAAGCGGTCTGCATGTAATCAAGGATCTGATTGATTCCTATGACCTGATGAATTCCGGTCTGTCCAACAACATCCAGGACACCAATGAATCCCTTTATGTTGTGAAGGGATTTGAAGGTGACAATCTGGATGAACTGATGACGAACATCAAGGCCAAGAAACACATTGGCGTTGGTGAAGACGGTGATGTTGAAATCAAGACCATTGACATCCCTGTGGAAGCCAGAAAGACCAAAATGGAAACCGATGAAAAGAACATCTTCCGCTTTGGTATGGGCGTTAATACGGAAGCCCTGAAGGACACCAGTGCAACTGTCAGCGTTGCAATCAAGTCCGCATATGCAAACCTTGACCTGAAGTGTGAAGGCTTCAACAAGGGCTTCAAGCGGTTCCTGCGGAAGCTTCTGGAACTGGTGCTGAAGGAAATCAATGAACTTGATGAAAAGGCATATGAACAGAAGGATGTCTGGTTCAATCTGGATCGTGAAACCATCACCAATGAGCATGAAAAGGCACAGATCAAACTGACTGAAGCCCAGGAACAGCAGACCAGAATCACCACCATCCTGAACACAGCTGCACAGTTTGGCAATGAACTGACCATGCAGATGCTGTGTGAAGCATATGATCTGGATTATGACGAACTGAAAAGCAAGTTCCCTGATCCGGAAGAAAATAATGACATTTATGCTGCTCAATCTGCGTTAAATGCCGTAGAAACCGAAGAAATTGTTGAATAATTCGGTAAAATATGGTAAAATAATATTGCCGGGATAGGAAGTCATGAGCCGAAAACCTGAAACCCTACAGGCTTCCCGGCATTCATTTTTTAGGGGTCGCTGAAAGGGTACGGTGACAAATGGAAGTATGGAAAGATGTTGTTGGCTATGAAGGCTTATATCAGGTCAGTGACAGAGGAAATGTTAGAAGTGTTGACAGGTATGTCCCACACAAAACTTTTGGAAAGAAGTTTTGCAAGGGTGTTGTGATAGAACCTAAAACAACCAATGCAGGATATTTGCGTGTTAACCTTTGTAAAGAAAACAGGTATAAAAGTTTTAGTGTTCATAGACTTGTTGCTGAAGCGTTCTTGTCTGCTTGTGATGTTGCTGGCTTACAGGTAAATCACAAAGACGAAAACAAGCAAAATAATAGTGTTGAAAACTTGGAATGGGTAACAAGAAAAGAAAACAACAACTATGGCACAAAGATAGACAGACAAGCAAAGAAGGTCAAGATTCCGGTTCTGCAATACGACAAGGAAGGCAACCTGCTTGGTGAATGGGAAAGTGCAACAGATGCAGAAAAAGCATTGTCCGGAAAATTTACAGGTGCGGTTTCACACTGCATAAACGGAAAAACAAAGTCTGCGTTTGGATTTATATGGAAGTTTAAGGAAGTCACTTGATGTGGCTTCCTTTTTGATTGGTGGTGAACCGTTATCAATAGGAGACAAAAAGAAGTCATTCAGTATCAGTTGGATGCAGAAAAGAAAGTCCTGGATCAGCTGACCAAGCAATATCAAAAGGCACTGAATGACATTGACCGGAAGATTCGGATCCTGCAATCCGATGAACTGACCCAGTCCAGAATCTACAGAATCGAACACCAAAAGGTTCTGAAGAAGCAGGTGGAAGCCATTCTGGAAAAGCTTCATGCAGATGAATACACCACCATTCAGCAGTTCCTGTCTGACAGCTACACAGATGCATTTGTTGGCACTGCTTATGATATGTTCGGACAGGGTGTTCCGCTTATCCTTCCCATTGACAGGAATGCAGCTGTGAAAGCTGTGACAACGGATTCCAAGATCAGTGAAGGCCTGTATGAATCCCTTGGTGTTGATACAAAGAAGCTGAAGAAATCCATCAGTTCTGAAATCACCAGGGGCATTGCTTCTGGTATGGCACACAGTGAGATTGCACGGAACCTTTCAAAATATGCAAATGTATCACTTGGAAGGGCTAAGACAATCGTAAGAACTGAAACACATAGAATCCAACAAGCGTCAAAACATGACACGCAAAAGGAAGCAATTAAAAAGGGTGCCAATGTTGTAAGTCAGTGGAGTTCCACCATGGATGGTGATACCAGACCCACCCACAGAAAACTTGATGGCAAGATTGTTGAAGTAGGTGGCTTCTTTGAAATGGATGGCAAAAAAGCCAGGTATCCCGGTGACTTCGGTGATCCTGCTGAAGACTGCAACTGTAGATGCCAGCTGCTTCAAAGGGCAAGGGCAGCACTGGACGAAGATGAACTGAAAGCACTGCAAGAACGTGCAAAATTCTTTGGCCTGGACAAATCCGATGACCTGCAAGATTTTAAGGAAAAATACTTAAAATCAACAGCAGATATTGATAACTTTTCGCAAAAAATTATTGCAAAAACCAGTGAAAAGACAAAAAATACACTTGAAAATAATGCCAATATGTTGTATAATATTACCCTACCCAAAGAGAACAACAAGAAGGCATTAGAAGCATATAACAGGTCAATTGCTAGTGGTGAATTGACACCAATGGCAAGCTTTGAACTGTACCAGGCAATAAGCAAAGAAATTGACGATGTCATTGTTGGAACCACAACTGCAAATGGAATTGTTGTGAAAAGCAAGTCGGAACATTTCGTTGCCAGAACCATTGGATCTGTAGCACAAAGAAGAAGTGGTGTGTCAATTGATGATATTGTCCAAGCATTGACAAACCCAGACGCTATTGATCCGGTTAGGGTAACGCCTGGTGGCAAGTCCCAAAGATTCCTGAAGCACAAAGCCTGTGCTGTGACAATTAACCCGGACACAGGAAACTTGATCCAGGTTAATCCGTTGAGGTGATGAACATGGCAATTACAGCAGAACAAAAGAAATTCTTAGGTAAATACATCAGCAACCTTGACGATGTCTTGAAATCGGATGATGTCAATGACCTGCTGCTTGCAATTGATGATGCTATCCTTGACACATTTGATGCCAAGGGAAATCCCAGTGAAATTGGCATTGAACTTCAGCATATCTATGATGACATTTACAATAGCAACTAAGCACTGTGCAAAATTTGCATGGTGCTTTTTTCATGCCCAAAATAGGAAACCGCAGTTGTTGCACAAAATGCAACAGCTGCTTTTTTAACTACAGAAAGGAAGGATCAGAATGAACATTGATTGGGAGCGGAAGTTGACTTCCCGGAAGTTCTGGATGGCTGTTGTGGCCTTCATTACTCCACTGTTGCTGGCATTTGGTGTGACTGAAGATTCCGTGACCCAGGTGACCGCAATCATTATTGCTGGTGCAGATGTACTGGCATACATCCTTGCAGAGGGCATGGTGGATGCCAAAAACACCAACACCTAATTGAACACAGCACCCCATGGGGCTTCGGCTTCATGGGGTTTTTCTATGCTGTCTATGCGGAAACGCTTGACATAAATTTCACCGGGGACGGTGTAAATCATCTATTTTTCACGATATGCGACATCGTTAAAGCTTAGAAAAATGAAAGGATTTGAAACCATGACACTTATTGAGATTTTGAAGGCAAAGGGCATCAGTGATGACATCATCCAGGCCGTTAAGGATGACATGAAGACCAACAAGATCTTCACTTCCGCTGAAGAAAACATTGACATCCGATATGGCAAGCTGAAGACCCAGCATGATGCAGTGGTCAAAGAAAGAGATGAAGCCAACGCACTGATTGAAACCCTTCAGAAGTCCAACAAGGGCAATGAAGGCCTTCAGCAGCAGGTCAATGACTACAAGGCAAACATGGAAAAGCTTCAGGCAGAACTGATGAAGGCAAAGATCAACGCAGCTGCGCAGGTTGGCCTTCTGTCTGCTGGTTGCAAGCCTGAAGACATTGACTATATCATGTTCCGTCTTCAGTCAGAAGGTGAACTTGAACTTGATGAACATGAAAACATCAAGGGTTGGGAAGACAAGGTTGCAGGTGCAAAAACCAGATTCCCGGCACACTTCACTTCCGCTGGTGGAAAACACTATGAGGAACACAGGCTTCCTGATGACAAGCAGGATCCAACTGACACTATCACTAAAGAACAGTTTAACAAAATGGGCTATAACTCCAGGGTTGAGCTGAAGAAGAACAACCCTGAACAGTATAGCCAGCTTATGAAAGGATGAATAAATTATGGCAGATTTAACTAACGTAACTACTCTTGTAAACGGTGATGTTTTTGACCCTGAAGTGGTCAGCGACATGATCAACGCAAAGGTATCTAAGAAGGCTGTTATGTCCGGTTACATCAAGGTGGATTCCACCCTGAATGGCGTTCCCGGTTCCACCATCACTGTTCCCCGTTGGGGCTATATCGGTGAAGCTGTGGATCTGGAGGAAGGTCAGCCCATCGACACCACCAAGATGGCATTCACCACTGCGCAGTATGGCATCAAGAAAATCGGAAAGGGCGTTATGCTGACCGATGAAGCACAGCTGTCCGGTTATGGCAACCCCATGGGCACCGCAACCAATCAGATTGCAATGTCCATTTCCGAAAAGCTGGACAATGACCGTGTTGCGGTTCTGTACGAATCCAAGAACGAGGTTGACCAGTCCACTTCTATCATCAAGTACACCGCAATTGTTGATGGTGTTGACATGTTCGGTGAGGAAGAAGATTCCCGGAAGGTCATTCTGATCCACTCCAAGCAGAAGACCCAGCTGCGCAAGGATCCTGACTTCATTTCCGCTGACAAGTTCCAGTCCGGTGTGATGGTATCCGGTGCCATCGGTCGTGTTGCTGGCTGTGATGTTGTTGTCTCCAACAAGGTCAAGCTGGTTGATGGTATCTTCTACAACCCCATCATCAAGCTGGACAACGATGCAGAAACTGAAGATGACATTCCTGCTGTCACCTACTTCCTGAAGCGTGGCAACCTGGTTGAGCACAAGCGTGAGGAAGGCGTTGGTGACAAGATCATCTGTACCGCTTTCGGTATGCCTGCCCTGACCAATGAAGCCAAGGTTGTCATTCTGAAGACCAAGGAGAAGTAAGAAAGGACTGAAACCGTATGATCCTGACCGTATCTGAACTCAAACAGTATATCACCACGGACGAAACAGATCAGGTGCTTGAAGCAAAGCTTCAGGCACTTGAACTCCTGATCCGTGCATACACCAACAACAACTTTCAGATAAGGGCATTCAGGGCGGTTGCCGTGGCTGTTGCACAGGGGAACAATCTTCTGTTCAACAGCCCGGTTCCTTTCAAGGTGGGTGACACCCTTCAGATCACGGAATCTGACTTCATGCAGGATGAATTGGTCACTGTGCTGACTGTTGAAGAATCATCCATCACTGTGAGTGGTGAATTGAGTGATGAATCAGGTGTGGTGGTCACCAAAGTCAAATATCCCATGGATGTCAAAATGGGTGTTGTGAACTTGATGAAGTGGGAACTGGACAACCGTGAAAAGGTTGGCGTGGCTTCTGAAAGCATCAGCAGACATTCTGTGACCTATGTTGATCAGACTGGTGAAAACACCATCATGGGATATCCTGTGGCTTTGATGGGCTTCCTGAAGCCTTACAGAAAAGCCAGGTTCGGAAGGGGCATCAGAGTATGAAAGGTATTGGTGGCAACATCAAAGCAATCATCCAGATCTGCACAACCGCCAAGAATGACATTGGCGAACATGTGCAGTCCTGGACTGATGCCCAGACCATCAAAGGCTGGCTTGACCTGTCATCCGGTGAAGCAAGTTATGCAACATACAATGCCAAGATTCAGGAATCCACACACATTTTCATTGCTGATTATGTGACACTGGATTCCAGAATCACGGCTGAAACATCCCGGATGGTCATCAATGGCAAGCGTTATGAAGTCCTTCTGATTGACAATCCCATGGAACTTGGTGCAGGATCCCAGTTGGAATTCTATCTGAAGTTCACAGGGGGTCAGTGACAATGGCAGATGTAGAATTCATTGACTTCAGTGCTGAAGTGATAGAAGGAATGGAACAAGCCTTGATTGCTGGCTTGGAAGAAGCAGCAGGTGAACTGGAAGCAATGACAATCCGCAATAGCAGACAAGGCCATAAATATGGTAATATCCAGGCAACAGCACTTTGGGAACACTTGGTTGATGAAGGCGAAATGAAAGCATCTGTTGGCAGTCAACATGAAGCTGCATATTGGGAAGAATTTGGAACTGGTGAACATGCTTTGCATGGTGACGGTCGAAAAGGCTGGTGGGTCTATGTCGAAGGACAGGATTCAGGCAAAGGTGGCAAATCCTATTCCACAAAAGCAGAAGCTGAAGAAGCTGCTGAATTCCTGCGAAAAGTCAAGGGCTTGGACGCATATGCAACCAACGGTATTGACCCCAACAGACCACTGCACCGGGCGTTTCAGTCTGGTGAAGCTGTTGTGCAAGCCATATTGGGATCCAAGTTGAAAGGGATGGGGTGACATGACAAGAACTGCGCTGAAAATCATAGACAAAGCCATGGACACCATTGGCCTTGAATATGGTTTTATGCGATACAACAAAAAGCCTGTTAAATATCCTTACTGGGTAGGTGAATATCAGGAAGCACCGCCTGTTTATGAAAGTGGATTAACCACTTCAACCTTCATGCTGACAGGCTTCCACCGGGGAACCTGGGAAGACCTTGAAAAGCAGAAGGAAAGCATTGAAAACTATTTCAATAAAATATCCGGAAAAGTGGTCATGGCAGAAGATGGTTCTGCTGTGGCTATTTTTTATTCTACCAGTCTGATTGTCCCCACTGGGGATGCAGAACTGAAGCGGATCCAAATCAATCTTGATGTACAAGAATGGAGTGTGAAATAAATGAGCATTAAAACTGGCATTACTGCTGGTACTCCCAGCAAGATCCTGTTTGGTGCAGGTGTGTATTTCCATGGTGTGGAATACAGTGAAACTGTTGCACCCACTGAAGAAGCAATCAAGGCTGCAATCATCGGTGCAACCCAGGAAGGTGGCACCCTGACCATCACCCCTGAATTCTTCATGCCTGAACTGGACGGTGCAACCGTTGCTGTCATGGAACTTCAGCAGAAGGTTGGCGAAACCGCACAGATGGACATTTCTTATGTTGAAATGACTGCTGATATGGTGTCCAAGATGGCAATTGGCAAGGTGGGTGAAACCACTGACGGTGAATATGATGTGGTTACTTCTGATGTGCTGAAGAAGGATCACTTCTACAAGGGCTTTGGCTTCTATGGTAATTTCCTGGATGGCAGACCCATGATCATTCTGTTCAAGAATGCACTGTGTACTTCCGGTTTCACTACCGATGCCAAAAATAAGTCGAATTCCATGTTCAAGGGCACCATGGCCTGTCATTCTGACATTGCATATGGCACCACCAAGCTGCCCTATGCAATCTTCATCCGCAAGAAGGAAGGCTGGACTTCCGTTGACGCTAGTGACCTGGTGGGCTAATCACAACAACTGAAAGGATGTAAACAATGAGCAAACAGGAAATCAGAGAGCAGGAAGCACCCATGGAGCAGGAAGAAATCATTGAAAAACCTTACACCTTGCGCAGACTGGTTGACCGGGATCTGTTCCCCATTCTGGGCATCATTGGTGAAGTGTTCCCGGATGATCTTGCAAAGACCTTTGTGCAGCTGACCACCAAGGAAAAGTCTGTGAAAGAAGTGGGTGCAACGGCAGTCCTGAAGATTGTCCTTGCTGTTCTCAAGAATATGGACAAAGTGAAGGATGAAGTCTATGCGCTGCTGTCTGATGTTTCTGGCATCCCGGCAGCTGAAATTGCAGAAATGGAATTTGGCACCACTCCCAATATGATTTGGGACATTATCAGCAACGAGAAGAACAACAGTTTTTTCAAGGTACTTTCCAAATTGTCCTGATAGGTGAAGTCAAGTTCATGGATATGCTGTACCGTGCGTACAGCAATCCAATGGACTTGATGAACATGTATATCAATCAAGGAAGATTTGGAAAGTTCGTGACAGGCTTCTTGGAAGCGGAATATGACCGAAGGAAAAGCGAAGCAGAAAAGGACTTTGACTGGAAGCTGTGGATGATGTACATCAACAGCATCACTGACAAATCCTATGGAGAATGGAAGGAAAGTGTTCTGGATAACACTTCCGACAAAATGCGCAAGACAAAAGATGAAGATCTGACGGATGATGGAATACAAGCCATTATGACAGAACTTTTCCCTTCTTGAATTGTGGGATTCCAGTGCCAAGCCGATGATCCCACCTGACCGGGCTGATGGATAATCAGCGGAAGGAAGGGAGTCTGGTGCTATGGAACTATTTAAGTTGTTAGGCACCGTTATCATCAACAATCAAGAAGCAAATGAAGCCCTTGCAGAAACAGCGGACAACGCTGAAGAAACAGGCAAAACAACAGAAAGCACATTCGGAAAGATCAGTCAAGCAGCTGGTGGAATCGTTAAGGCCATTGCAGGTGCTGGCATGGCACTTGGCGGTGCATGGTTAGCTGCCATTGAAGGTTCCAGGGAATACCGGACTGAAATGGGCAAGCTTGATTCTGCATTCCAGACAGCAGGTCATTCTTCCGAAGTGGCAAAGCAGACCTATTCAGATCTGAATGCTGTTCTGGGTGACTCCGGACAGGCGGTGGAAGCATCACAGCACCTTGCTGTTCTTGCGAAGAATGAAAAGGATCTTAGCACCTGGACAGATATCTGTACAGGTGTTTATGCAACCTTTGGTGAATCACTGCCAATTGAAGGATTGACCGAAGCAGCAAATGAAACTGCCAAAACAGGCACCCTGACAGGTGGCCTGACAGATGCACTGAACTGGGCTGGTATCAGTGAAGAAAAGTTCCAGGAAAAGCTTGATAAATGTTCCAATGAACAGGAACGGCAGAAGCTGATCATGGACACGCTGAACGAGACTTACAAGGATGCATCTGACCAATACCAGGAAACCAACAAGGATGTCATTGAGTCACAGAAAGCACAGGAACGGCTGACAGATGCCTTTGCTGAGATTGGCAGAGTGGGTGAACCTATTCTGACCAGAATCAAAGACAAGGTTGCTGAAATGGTTGAAGCAGCTGTGCCACATCTGGAAAACTTCATCCAGAAAACCAAGGACATCATCCAGTGGGTGAAGGAAAACGGTGACACCATTGACAAGTGGGTTGGCGTGATTCTGGGTGCAGGAACAGCAATTGGTTTGTTCCTTCTGATCCTAAATTGGGGAACAATCATGGCAGCTGCTTCCAAAGCAATCACAGCGGTCAAAACGGCTGTCTTTGCCTTCAACGCTGTTTTGATGGCAAATCCGATTGCTTTGATAGTTTCTTTGCTTGCAGGTCTTGTGGTGGCGTTTATCTATCTATGGAACAATGTTGACGGATTCCGTCAATTTTGGATTGACACATGGAACAAAATCAAACAGATGGCTTCTTCTGCATGGGAATCCATCAAAAAGACCTTTTCCAATATTGGAAAGTGGTTTTCTGAAAAATTCCGTGAAGTCCAAAAAGCTGGAAAAGATGCCATGGCTGATGTCAAAAAGTGGTTTTCTGATGCTTATAAAAGCGTCACCAAAACCTTTTCGAACATCGGTTCCTGGTTCCGTGACACGTTCCAAACTGCATGGAAAAATATCAAAAACGTTTTTTCAAGTTGGGGATCCTTCTTTGGTGACCTGTGGACGAAAATCAAAAACAAATTTTCTTCCATTGGTTCTGCCCTTGGCACAGCTATGGGCAATGCAGTGAAAAACGGTCTGAACCGAGTCATTGCAACCGTTGAAAGGGCAATCAACAAGGGCATTGGCCTGATAAATGGTGCAATCAATCTGGCAAACAAACTTCCCGGTGTGGATGTCGGCAAGGTTGCAGAAGTCAGCCTTCCCAGGTTGGCAAAGGGCGGTGTCCTGAAAAAAGGTCAGGTTGGCGTGTTGGAAGGTTCCGGTGCTGAAGCTGTGGTTCCCTTGGAGCGGAACCGTGCATGGCTTTCCAGAGTTGCGGAAGATCTATTTGAAATACAAACACAGCGTGGAACCGTCCAAGACGGTATAGATTCACGGCTGATTGCTTTACTGAATCATATTTCTGAACAGCTTGACAAGCTGGCAGAATTGCGCATCTATCTGAACAGCGGTGCATTGGTTGGGGAACTTGTTCCTGCAATTGATGGACGCATGGCAGATAGATGGAACCACGCATTGCGTGGAAATACTAGATAGAAGGCCACATCCAGTGGCCTTTTTTCTTTTCCAATGAAAGAGGGTGAAAGGTCATTGGATTTATTTAAATTATTCGGAACGGTAGTTGTCAAAATAGATGAAGCTATTGAAGCCCTGAATGAAACATCTGAAGAAGCTAAGAAGGCAGGAGAAGATGTTGAAGACTTAGGTGACAAAAGCAAAAAATCTGGAAAAGTAACCAAGGAATCCATTCTTCCTATTCCTCCAGCGTGGATGAAGGTGACGGCTGCTGTTGGTTCTGCTATTACGGCAGTAACAGCTGCGGTTGGTGCAATGACCAAACTTGCTGAAAGCACCAGAGAATATCGTCTGGAAATGGGCAAGTTGGAAACTGCCTTCACAACTGCTGGACACAGCACGGAAGCAGCCACTGAAACCTATCAGGAATTCTATTCCATCCTTGGCGAAACTGACCGTGCTGTTGAGGTTTCCCAACATATTGCAAAGCTTTGTGCCAATGAAGAAGAAATGAAAGCAATGACGGATGCATGTATTGGTGCATTCGCTTTGTTTGATGATTCCCTTCCCATTGAAGGCCTGGTGGAAGCATCGAATGAGACAGCCAAGACCGGACAGTTGACAGGTGTCCTGGCTGACGCTTTGAACTGGGCTGGTTCTTCTGAAGAAGCATTCCAGAAAAAGTTGGACGCTTGCAACACCGAAAGACAAAGGGCAACGCTGATCATGGATGAACTGAATGATCTTTATGGTGATGCAGCTGTTGCATACAAGAAGAACAACAAGGAAGTTATTGACGCAACAAAGGCACAAGAAAAGCTGAATGCTGCAACAGCCAGATGGGGTGAAATCTGTGAACCTGTTGTGACGCTTTTCAAGGAAGGTCTTGCTGATGCAATCAACTTTGCTGCGGATGCCTTTGGTTATCTGACTGACACATCCAAAGTTGCAGAAGCCACACTTGCTGGCACATCTGAGACATCAGCGGATGCAGCTGAAAAGGTTGCAATGCTAAAGGGTAAACTGGCAGAACTGGAAGAAGTACCGCTTGCGTTATGGACACCGGAACTGACACAGCAACACAATGATCTGCGCATTGCACTGGCTGAAGCTGAATCCCAGTATACTGAACTTGCAGAAGCAGAACGGAAGGCATCTGAAGAAGCATCTTCTGCATCCAGATCCACTACTGAATCCGTTGCTGAATTCACTGCTATTACTGACCAGTATGTTGCAGATGCAATGGCACTGTTTGAATCTTTTGGTCAAACATATGAAACCATGTATAACAAGGTTTCCAGTTTCTTTGATCCCTTTGAAAAGGCAAAAGTTACTGTCAAAACCAGTGTGAAAGACATGATGTCTGCAATGCAGTCACAGATTGACTTTAACAACACATATTCTGCCAATCTGCAAAAATTGAAAGAATATGGCCTTGGTAGTCTGTCTGAAGCATTCCAGTCTTACGGTGCAGACGGTTCCGCATATGCAGCAACAATTGTCAAAGCGGTTGAAGATGCTGGCGGTGCAACCACAGAAAAGGGTCAGCAAATCATTCAGGGCTTTCAGGACATCAATCAAGGTGTTACAGAATCCCAGGAAGATTTGTCACAGACAATGGCACTGATGAACGGTGAATTTGAAGCAGAACTGCAAGATATGATTAACACATATACAGAAGCTGTTTCTGATTTGAACAAGTCTTCTGAAGCCAGTGCAGCTGCAATAGGCACATTTGAGGCCTTCATTAAAGGAATGAACGAAAAGCTTCCTGCAATTGAATCAAAGATGAGAAGCGTCGGTCAGCAAATGACTTCAGCATTGCAAAGTGGTGTCGGCAGCGTGTCCATTCCTGTGACCGTTGAAACAACGGAAGCTATTCCTGGACATGAAACAGGTTTGGATTATGTTCCATATGACAACTATCTTGCCTATCTGCATAAGGGTGAAGCCGTTCTGACAGCAGAAGAAGCCAATGCATGGAGAGCAGGAAAGGCAGTTGCATCCCATGAAAGCACCGGGGATTCTGGAACTGGTGGTGGCGTGACCGTCAACCAGTATATTGAATCCGTGCCACAGACACCTGTTGAACTGGCAAGCGCAACAGCAGCATACTTTGAACAGGCTAGGTGGATCACATGAGTTATAACAATTTAACAAAGCTGTTCCGCTATGTGAACAATAACGGTGACAGTATTGTTTTTGATTATGATGGTGGATACCTGATCAACAAGCCCAGTGGCATTGATACGCTTTCCATCAATCTGTCACAGGCCAAAGGTATCAATCAGACTGGTGCAACCATACAGTCAACAAACATCCAACCCCGGCCTGTGACCATCACAGGCTTTTTTGTTGGAGATATGCAACCAGAGAAGAAGGAAAGATTGATTTCTGTCATTCGTCCTGATCTGGGTGGCAAGTTGTATGCAGATGACTTCTATTTGAATGTCTGGCCTACAGCAACGCCAACCATTGAAGCCAGACAGCACAGCGCAAGGTTTCAATTGTCTTTGCTTGCAGCGTATCCATATTGGTGCAAAGATGACAGTGCTGAAACGGCACTGAGTGGTATTAATAAGCTTTTCAAATTCCCTTGGAATTTGTCCAGAAGCTATCAGTTCGGTTCGCTTATGCAAACAAAGTTCATGAACGTATTCAACAGTGGTCAGGTTCCGGTTCCTTATACAGCAACCTTTACAGCCAGGGGTGAAGTTACAAATCCTAAAATCACCAACGCAACAACCGGAAAGTTTCTGCTTGTCAAAAAAACTTTGGTCAGCGGTGAAAGACTGGTGGTGCAGATCACCCATGACAGAACATATGTCACATCCAATATTGATGGTGATTGCCGTGGTTCACTGAGTCTGTCAAGCAATCTGTTTGAATTGGGTGTTGGTGACAATGTGTTGAAACCGGAAGCAGATAGTGGATTAGAAAGTATGCAAGTCAATATTGACTTTGCTATTGAGATTGTAGGTATTGCGCTATGAGTTTTGAAATATATCCATCTGATTTTTCCACACGGTATGAACTAAGACACGCAACCAGTGCAATCATGACAATCTACTATAACGACATCGGCAAACTTGTGCTTGTGTCACCTGTGAATGATTACAACATCACAGCATTGAAGGTTGGAAACCTTCTTTATGACACTGACCGTGATGTAACATTCATCATTGCCAATACCAAGATTGAAACGGACACAAACCGTATCACAGCGCACGGATACACAGCAAACTGGTTGCTGAACAAGCGGTGCATTGCTTCCAAGTACAAACTAACAACCTTAGAAAGCGGTATCTATGCAATCATAAACGCAAACATGCGAAATATGACAAGGTTAAAAACTGCTTCAGCAGAAGGTTTGAAAGAAAAAACAAAGACCAACCTGCACGGTGGTCAAATTTTGGATGAAGTTCAACCTTTCTTGGAAGAAGCAGGACTTGGAAACAAAATGATCTGGGATCCGGATGCATTAACCCATATATTCAAAATTTACAAGGGTACAGATCTTACAGACGGAATCCATGCCGTTGTCTTTTCGGATGAACAAGGCACGGCACATGAATTAATTATCAATGATGATGACAGCACTTTGAAGAACTTTGCCTATGTAAAAGGAAAGTTGAACGATGGAACCGAGTTTGTGGAAACCGTTGGAACCGCAACAGGGGACAACAGGAGAGAAGTATGGTTTGAAACCAGTGTTTTACAAGAACAGGATGAATCTGTTTCTGATTGCAAAGAACGTGCAATTGCCTATGCAACCATGGAACTTGGAAAGCGGATCCGCAGACAGTCCTTTTCTGTTGCAATTGATGCTTCTGAATTGGGTGTCATGTACAACCTGGGTGACATCGTTTCCTGTGTTTCCATTCGTTTTGGTGTGTCCTTCAATGCCAGGATCACAGGCATAAAGTACACGCTTGATAACAGAAAAACCAAGACTGAAATCATTCTTGGTGAACCAATTCTAACTGCGTTAGGAGAGATGAAACTAAATGGCTAATATCAAATCATTTCCCAATAACCAAGATGTTTATATTGGTGCGGAAGATGTGATGAAATGGCTTCACGGAAGAACATCCGGTGTCTTTGCTGCTGAAGGCAATGCAGCTGTTTCCGCACTTGTTGATTCCACCATGGCTGTCACTGTTTCTGATGGCCTTGGCTGGATGGCGAATGCTGGCAAGGATGGCGTTGTGTGGTGGATTGACAATGAAGCAACCAGTGGTGCAAAACTTCAGCTTTCCATTGATCCTGCTGACGGTGTTCTGAACCGCATTGACAGAATCATTGTGGAATGGAGAACCACCAACTATGTTGACTATCCTGAAGTCAAGGTGCTGAAGGGCAAAACTTCCAGTAGAGCAACTGCACCTGCACTGACCAACAACTCAATAATCAGACAGATCAGCCTTGCAAGAATCAACATTGCAGCTGGTACAACAGCAATTACTGCAAGCATGGTCACGGATGAGCGGTTGGATCCTTCTGTTTGTGGCCTTGTCACAGAAAGTATCAGCATTGACACTTCTACGATGAATAAACAATTCAATGAGTTGTTGTCGCTGATTGAAACAAATTTAAGACAAATAACCAATGATCAAATTTTGGATAAATCAGTCACGGTTCCCAAACTGGCAAAAGATACATTAAACTATATTAATGCAAAAAATCTGCTGGTCAACTCTAATTTTACAAATCCGGTGAATCGGAGCGGGAAAACAAGTTATTCTGGTACTGGTTATGGTCTGGACAGATGGGAAAGCACAAATTCCAGAATGACTGTTACAGTAAAGGACGATTGCGTCAATATTGCTGCATCAGATGTCGGTGCTGCTTATCTTAGGCAAATGGTTATGGAACCACTAAACGGAATCTATACACTGGTTTTATGCGCACGTGGAACGGGAACATGCGCTATGTATTTTTCCAATAGCGGTTCATCAATTGGATTGACGCAGGAATTTCCATTAAATGAGGAATGGAATGTATTCTTCTATACAGTTAATACAGAAGACGGTGCAGCAACACCTAATCAGTTTTCTTTGACCGTTCAGACTGGTGAAAACTATGACATTAAATATGTTGCCGTCTATGAAGGGGAATATGCAGGTGAATCTCTGCCATCCTATGTACCGAATGGGTATAGTGCAGAGTTGGCTGCAATCAGTGCCCTTGATGGATATCCACAATTACAGGAACAGATTAATAGCGCACAGACACAGATTAATAGCGTACAGGAACAGATGGGCAATAAAAGCAATACGCTATATGTGGGAACTGTAACCAAGGATAACATTTCGTTTTCAGCGGACGAGGATAAATCTATCACTTTTGATGCATCAAAGAGCGGATATACTCCCATCGGAATTGTAGGATGGAGAGTGCAGAACGCATCCTCTGGCGGTCAGAACAGTTCGTTATTGAATGTGTACAGAGTTACATTATCTGGAACTGAAGGTGTTGTCAATGCGAGAAACACAGGTTCTTCTTCCGCAAAGGTAAGAATTATCATCTATCCGCTGTTTGTAAAGAGTTAAGGGGGATTACAATGTACGGTATTTATTTGGATGAATACAACCGTGTGCTGTTAGCTGTCCCGGCAAACGTTGCAATTCCAGAAGAAGCAATCTTTGTTGACAGTATTCCTGACGGTGATATTACTGATTATCTGTATGTGGAAGGGGAATTTGTGTATGATCCCATTCCTGCGGATTCCCATATGCATGTTGCACCACGCAACATCACAGAAGGCGAATGCATCACCGTTGATGGCGTGATGTATAAGGCAATCACCAACATTCCTAATGGTGCATCCATCATCACCGGACAGAATGCGGTTGTGACCACAGTTGAAGAACAGCTTTATGAAATGACGAAAGGGGAATAACCTATGTATATTGTTATTGAACTTCAGCGAAATGATCAGGGTGTTGTGTCCAACATCGTCACTGCCTTTGATACTCTGGCAGAAGCAGAAAGCAAGTATTATACCATTCTGGCAGCTGCTGCTATCAGCAAGGTTCCTGTTCACAGTGCAATCATCGTATCTGAAGAAGGCTTCCCTGTGAAGCACCAGTGCTACAAGCACAATTAAACTTTCAGACACACCAACAATAGAATAGGGGAATGATTATGAAAGGGATCACGTTTGGAAACTATCATTCATACAATGCTTTTCAGTTGATTTTAGCAGCTAAAACCATTGGAACACCATCACCCAAAACGGAAGTCATTGACATTCCGGGCGGTGATGGTGTTCTTGATTTGACCGAATTTTTTGGTGAACCGAAGTATGGAAACCGCAATCTGTCCTTTGAGTTTTCAAGCGTGGTCATCCCTGAAGATTTCATGTCCCTGTTTTCTATGGTGCAGAACGCACTGCATGGAAAGAAGATGAAGATCACCCTGGACGATGATCCAGGGTGGTTCTATATGGGAAGAATCAGCGTGTCTGAATGGAAGGTTGACCGGAACATTGGAAAGCTGACCATTGACTGTGACTGTGAACCGTATAAGTACCAGATATCACCCACAGTGGTCAACAGGTCTATATCTGGTACTTCAACCATCATCCTTGAAAACAGCAGGAAAAGAGTGGTTCCGGAAGTCAAGGTCACATCTAGTTCAGGGCTGACTGTCACCTTTGGCAGTGGTTCTGTGTGGACGCTTGCTTCTGGTTCATATCTGCTTCCGGAACTGGAACTGGTGGAAGGGGACAACCCTGTCACGGTCACTGGCACCGGAAGCATAACATTCACCTACACACAAGCAGCACTGTGATGGGGGTGTCAATATGTATAGGATATACTGTGATGGAAATCTGCTGTACCACAGCAACCTTGAAAGTCTGAAGATCTTTGACCCTTCTGTGGAACTGGAACTGAACAAAACAGGTTCCTTTGTATTCACAATGTATCCTGACCACCCACGTTTCCCCTTTGTGAAACGCATGAAGTCAATCATCCGGGTTTATCAGGATGACTTCCTGCTGTTCCGTGGAAGGGTACTTGATGAAGAAGTGGGTTGGTACAATGAAAAGACATTTTCCTGTGAAGGGGAACTGGCTTTTCTGCTTGACACCATCCAAAGACCATATGATTTCACCGGAAGCATCCCTGAATTCTTAGGGATGCTTCTTTCCAGTCATAATGCCCAGACTGATCCAGACAAGCAGTTCACCCTTGGCAATGTGACTGTCACGGATCCCAATGACTACATTGTCAGATCTGATATTGACTATGTGAACACCTGGGATGTCATCACCAAAAAGCTGATTGACATGCTGGGCGGTTTCCTGCAAGTCCGTCATGAAAATGGCGTGAACTATCTTGATTATCTGAAGGAATCCACACTGCTTGCACCACAGAAGATCACTTTTGGCACCAACCTTCTGGATCTGAAGCGAACACGGAAAGGGGCAGACTTTGCAACGGCAATCATTCCACTTGGTGCTAAATTGCAGGACACAGAAAAGCGTCTGACCATCGAAAGCGTCAATGGCGGTGTTGATTTCCTGAAAGATGAAGATGCTGCCTATGACCTTACAACAATTTGTAGGCCTGTTATCTTCGATGATGTTACAGATCCTTCCAACCTGAAGACAAAGGGTGAAGCATATCTTTCTGATTCTGTCAAACAGTGGGAATCTATTGACCTGACAGCTGCTGACATGGCAACAGTAAACCGGAACATTACATCATTCCATATCGGAACAATGGTTGATGTGGCAAGTGTTCCGCATGGACTCAATCAACGGTTCCGGGTGGAAAAGCTGTCTTTGAAACTTCTG